GCGCACGTCGCGTTCTGTCAGGTAGTAACCCTCTTCGGCCATGCGTTAGTCTTCGTAGATTTGCAACATGAGCTTCGCGTCCCCGGCCGTGCTGATAGCCGCCAGCGTCACGCCCGGCTTAATGCGACATCCGAACGTCTCGCCGGCCCGCACCTGAAGCATGGGGTGATACACGCTTGCCGCCGCCGTTGTGGGGCCAATGCTGATCGACTTCGTCGCGTCCAAGTTTCGGCCCACCATCACGCCGTAGCTGGTCAAGTCGCCCTTCGATAGTAGTGTGCCCGTGGATTGCACGTTGACCGTAGGGGCATGCACGCCGGCCGCGGATTGCGTGATACTCACCGCGCCGGGATAGAACGTGCTTTTGACGAAGCCATTTTCGTTGGTGAGTTGCACCGTCATGCTGATTTCATTTGCCATATTGCCTCCTACTTGAATGGATTTGCTGGTAATTTGAGGTCATCGAAGTTGAGCGTGGGCTGCACCGAGAAGGTAAGGAACTTATCGGCCGCCGCATCAGCCAGCGCCCCGCCGGCCCCGTCGAGCTTGCCCAGGAATGGCTGGCCGTCCGCGGTCTTGAACGCGGTCTTGACGCCCGCACCGATCGCGCCTCCCGACCAGTAGAACGTGCCGATGTCGAGCACCTGCAAATCCCACGTCTCGGCGTTGAAATGCAGCTCGGTTACGCGCGGATAATACGGTATCCGTACTTCCTGAATCACACGGCTGGCAAGGCCCGGCGTGGAGATGCCGGCACATTTCCATTGTTTGGCAGCCCCGCCCCAGAACGGCTGGATGTTGACGGCGTCGCCGAACTTCTTGGCCTGAGTCAGGTCGAATTGTTTTACCGTGTCTTCGATGGTAACTATCGGACGGCACTTGTCCTTCATCACCGGCGGGTCGAACGCCTCGCCGGCCGAATTGAGAACCCCCTTGTCAAATTGTATGAACGCGGCGTTTCCGGCCGCGTCTGGATTCACGAAGGCCCCAGTGCATACCACCTGAAATTGTTCCCACGATACCGAGATTTTCGGCGTCCAGTCTTCCGGGTTTGTCGAGTTGTCCTTCTCGTTCTCGTCCTTGTTTTCTTTGTCTTTGTTCGGCCGGGAGTAGTGAATCTCCACTTCCCAGTCCTGTGGACCGATCTGCTGCGGCTCGCGGCCCGTGACCCACACCGCGATGTTGTATTCGCCATTGGGCAGGCGGTACTCATCAAACATCCGCGGCAGGCCAGACCACAACAGCACGTCATTAGCGCCGTCTGTGGGCGTGGTGCAACGGACATAGAACGTCCGCCAGTATTCCTTTTCGCCCTTCTCGTTTTGCGAGGCCCGGCGTCTGCCGATTCGCTCGCCGCTTTGTGTGCTGTCTACGCTCATAGTTCCGCCGGTTTGATGACGACGCCCCACTTGTCGCGGACGCCGGCACGGATGTCGCGCAAGATCGGGTCCACGTCGCCGAGGTGCTTGTTGACTTTTTTCAGTTCCGCAACCTGAACGTCGGCCGCGCCCTTCATCATGCGGTCGGCCTTGAGTGATGCCGAGTAGGCTTCCTTACTGCCACGCATGAGGGACGCGGGCGGCTCGTATTTTTTCATGTCCATCGGTGGCGGACCTTCTCTTGCGGCTTTGTTCCGCGCAGCCGCTGCACCAGCCTCCCATTTCTTTCCGAGTGTGTCGCCACTAAACAAGCTGTCCCAGTTAGTTTTCAAGTCATCCCATGCGGTGTCAGCGATATTCGCCGTTGACTCGTTAATTTCCTTCGCGAGTTGACTCAGACCAGGTCGCATGTTTTCCGGCAGGAGCTTTTCTAGTTTAGCAACCTGCATGAGCATGTAGGTTATGCCTTCCGCAATTGTCCAAATGACTACCGACAAGGCTTGAAATGGAAGCCATAATGCCTGACCAACTGTTGCCAGTGTCGTTAGTATCTCGCCCCATGCTGATGCTGAGTTTTGCCCGGCTTGAGATTGCGCGTTAAATTCACCTGCCGCTATCATAGCGTCGTTAAACCCTACCGCCAGGGCTTCAACATACGGCGCAACATCTCTTGCGATTGATTCCCCGATTTTTGAAAATGACGTTCCAATTTGCTTCACCGCCGCAACTGCGTTGTATGCACCACGCTCCGTCTTGGCGAGCTCCTCCATGCTTCCTTTAATCCAATTCACCAACGCCTTGCTTCCGAAGTAGGCTATCGCCCCTTTTACGAGGTTGTTTAGTCCAAGCATTTTTGACCCAAACGCCTGGACGCTGTTTCCAGCCTGCTTAAAACCAGCCGTTAACCCGCCGGTGCTCACCTTCGTCAAGATATTAAGCGTTGCGACTACAGCCATACTACACCCACTCCTTCCAGGCTCGCACGTTTCGCAGGATTTCCTCGGGCGTCATTTGCGGTTCTTCAATGGACGGGCAGAAATCGTACAACCTCGGCTCGGCACTATTCTCTGCACGGTTGGCAAACGCAAACAGCAGACAGCGTATGCCGTGCAACAGTTCATCGTGCTGCGCTCCGAACGGCTCGATGCTTGCATAAGCAATCCACTCCGCAATCTGCCGGCTGTTGAGTCGCTTCCGTAGTTCGTCGGGGTGCGCCGCGCCTCCCACACCTGCCACGCATAGCCGAAACAGGAGGCATTGCTCCGGCCTGCTCCTTAGTTTTTTTCAAGGGCCTCCACGTCGTCCTTCGTAAACCCATTAACGCGACAGGCCGCACTGAACAAGGTTTCCAGCGTCCCGGCTGATTTCTTCATTAGCCGGTCGCGGTGGGCCTCGGTAAACTTTGGCGTGCCGTCCCCATCGCATACGCACCGGATGAGGATGCTTGCCCGGAAATTGCGAGGGTCCGCGCTGGGGTCGCTCTTGGCGAACTGCTTTTCAATCGCGCTTCGCGCATCGCCGTCGAGACTCCGCACAAAAAACCCGGCGTCTTCTCCGTACTTGCCTGGCAGCGGCACAGGCACGATGTCCAGGTCTGCCGTATCCAGGAACTCGTCAACGTCTAATACACGCATCGCCATCACGCTCCGCTAGGTTGTGGGGAATCCGGGGTTGTCCGTCACTTTGATCGTCAGGGTGCGGGTGATCATGCTGCCCGCCCCGCCGATCTCGCGGCCCATCGCTTTGATGTAGCCATCGAAAGTTTCGGCGGTCACAGACGTGGACGGGAAGCCGACCTTCCACTGTCGCACGGTTCCGGCCTTGAACGCCGTGCCAAGCTTCTTATTTACGGATTCCGTCGACGAGTAACTTAGCGTGGCTGTCACTTCGCCAGGGTCCACTTGGCCGCGCTGGAAAGTCTTCCATGCGCCGCTGGTGGTGCTGGTGCTGTTGTCGAGCGTGGACGTATCCACGTCATCAGCCGACGCCGATGGACCGGAAAAGGAAATCAGTCCGACCACGGTATCGTAGCTCGCCGGCGTGGTGCTGGTTGCCGCCATGCCCAGCGTGCAACCAAGCCCAATCATTTTGCGGGGTGCCGCCATAATTCAATCTCCTAAGTGCTTGCGTGCCAGATCGTCACGGCCAGCGCCGCGACGTGATATGCTTCCTCGCTCGCCACCCCTTTCGGGATGTAGTCGTCGTTGTGGTCCTCGACAAACACGCCTTGCACGGTCTGCGTGCCGAACGTGCCGCGCTTGCCGTTCAGGAACTTCCGCGTGGCGTGGGCTATGTCCTGGGCCTCGTCCAGGTCGTCTGAAATCACTTCCAGGTCGAACTGCTGTTCAGTCAAGCCGCCTTCTGCGTTCAGGTCCACTTCCTCCGAAAAGGAACTGCGGGCGAAATGCATGCGTGGCAGTGTGTCTTCCTGCGGCTCCCATCCTTGAATCACGGCATAAGGCGCGGCAATGCCCGTGAACTCGGCGGCAATGGCCGTTGAGGCAATGACTACGCTTCGCAGGTTTTCCGCCAAATCAGCCACGTTTTGCCGCCTCCGCTTCGATGGCCGGTGCTGCCAGCTTGACGATCAATTCTCCTACCGCGCGGGCGTTCGCTTTCGCGGCCTTTTCCATGAAATGTTTTCCGGGAATCTGGCGTCGCTGAAAGGTTTCCTGAAATTTCACAAGGCGGCGGTTGGCTTCTTCACGAAAATATCGCTCTTGTTTTTCACGAAACTCACTCCCAATTTTAGCGAGCCCCTGCTTGCCTCGCGTTCGCTCACGAATAGCGCGAGACTGCATACGCAGTGATCGGACATAACGATTAAACACCGCCGAAGGATCATGTTTGCGAGGTCCGGTCTTCCATCCAAATTCCTGAAATGCACCGTAGAACGTCTTTCCTTTATAGAAGCCTTCGCCCAGCACGGTGCGCATACCAAAGTGTTTGCGGCTGCGGCGCATAGCTCGGGTCTTGATGTTCCGTTGGACGAGCCCTGTGCGCACGGGTGCGGCAGCCTGCGTGGCTTGCGTCATAGCCTTTTGACCTGCTCGCAACGCTGGCCGCATGGCACGTTTCACGCCGGCCTTGCCGAGCATATCCAGTTTTTTGCGGAGCTGTTCGAGCCCTTGGATTTTGATATCAAATCCCTGGTTTGTGTAACCCACTAGACCACCTCCTGAACCAGAAGGCTCATATAGCGGCCATCGTCAAGCACGCGCTCAACGTGGTAATACGCGAGGGCGTTGCCATCATATAGCTTCACTCGCGGCGTCACGTTGCTGTTGCTGTGCATCTCCACGCTATGCGTTGCCGTTGCCGAAATATGCCGGGCGTTGTTCAACTCACGGCCAGACAGTGGAGACACGGAAGCATACACCTCATCTATTGTGGCGAACGCCTTGGCAGTGTTTCCGCGCGAATCGGCCGCGGTGCTGCCGGCCAGGGCCTGCACCTGGAGGCGCGTGCTGAAGTTGCGAATCCGGCCGCCGGCCTTAGTACGCACCATAGCCGTTGCTCCTCAGTAAGGCGTCTATAGCGCGGTCCATCTTCTGCTCATCCACGCGGTCGGGATCGAAGAGCTGCTCCAGCTTCAGCTTTACGGCACTCTTGATCGTGCCCGGAACGTAGCTGCCTGAGGTGTAGCCGGCAGTAAAGCGAACGGTCACGGCGTCCGGTTGAGAACGCACCGAGGGCCAGGTCTTCGAGTAGGCCGGCACCACAAAGCCGGGATCGTGTGTCGGCTTCACGGTGTTGTAATAGCCGGTGCTGCCCGTGCTGCCGCCCGTTGTGCCGTAGGTGGTGAGCGTGCCATCGCTGGCCGCCCGGTACTTAATGAAGTTCACCTTTTGCAAAGGCGGACAGGGTAGTGTGATCCGCATTTCGGCATCGTAACTGTCGTCTGGGAAGTCAGACAACACTGCTTCGTACACGGCAGTCATGAACTGCCGCCCGCCCGAGCAGCGCCGTTCGCAATAGTCGGTGGCCTCGCGAATCTTTCGCACCACGTCGGCATCGCGGTCGGTGGCCGTGAGGTACAGGTGATCCTTCGCCTCTTCCAAGCTGATAGGCGTGGTTGTTGCGGCGGTAATGGTTTTGAGTTCCATTAGTCCATCCCCGTGCCGTAGCCCCACTGGCTCATGTAAAGATCATTGTTGTCCTTGGCCCCGGCGAGGAAGGCCGCCTCGTGGGCCTTGGCCTCGGCTAACTGATTGCACTCGGCAATCCGATGGGCGAGTTCCTGCGAACGGGCCTTCAGCTTCGCGCACAGGTCCGAGACGCGCGGATCGAAGCCGTACAGGCCCGCGGTCTTGAGCAGATCACACTGGGCGGGCACCGTGATCTTGATGCCGCGGCCCACGGCCATGCCCAGGAAATACTCACAGGAGGGCCGCTGGGCGCGGTACTCATCGGACTGGGCCATATCCACGCCCCATACGCCGATTTCATCCGGCCCGGTCGCCATCGCCAGGGCAATCAGATACGAGACCGTGTTCGTGAAGTAGCCGCCGAACTGTTCGACGATCTCGGCCAGCGGATAGGTAAACACGCCTGGTCCGGTCAGTTCCGGTTGCGGCTTCTGTACGCACAACGGTTTGTGCTGCGCGTTGCACAACCATTCATGGTACGGCCCACGCTGCTTGACGAGTTCCCAGTCGTGCAACTCGAACTGGCAATCGTACCGCGGTGCCTGCTTGCACAGCACTAGGTCGCTTAGTGTCCAGATTTGCCAATCGGCATCGTGGTAGGGCGCCAACCCCAAGGAGCTAGGCGCCTTTCCCACGATGGCGATCTTCTTACCTGCCTCGAAGGGCAACGTAATCGCCATCGCGTTGCTCCTCGTGGTTAGGTGGTTCCGAACACAATGGTCGTCACGAGGGCGGTGCTCATGCGCACTACCTGCCAGTTCGTGGCACTGGTGGCAATCAGGTCAATCCCATAGCCGTCACCGTTGGCGGCCCAGGTGATCTTGCGATTGGCACTGAAGTTCAGCGTACACAGAGACGAGCAGCGCACAATGCACGCCCCGGTGGAACCCTTGGCAATGATCGTTTTGCGAACGCCGGCCGCGGGCGGCTTGACCATCGTGTAGGCGCGCGCGCCGGCCGTGCTGCTTCCGATTAGGCTGACGCCGTAGGGCGTGATCGCGCCGGCCGTCACTTTGGTTTCGACGCTTTCGCGGATTTGTCCGTCCGAAGAGTTGGTGATCGTGCCGGTGTTGGTCAGCGTCCCCTTGTTCAGGATCGAGCCCGTCGAGTCTATCGTCACGCGATTGCGAAGCGTTCCGTCGTTGTTGATGTACCCACCGAGAGTAATGGTACTATCTACAATAGTCACGTGGGCATGGGTAGATGACAGCGTTCCGCCCGTGAGGTGGATGTGCCCTCCATCTTCAACTACGATGTTTCCACCGCTGGAAACGTACAGCGAATCACCGCCTTGAGCACGGTATACTTTTGGTTGATATGTCATACCAGTTTTATTCCTTCCGTTGGTTCCCCCGCCGGGCGCGGCAGGTAGCGAGCCGCGCCCGGCGAGTAGTCACTAAGGACACGGATCTAGGTGCCCTCGACCACAAGGTCGAAGGATGCGGCGGCCGTAGCCGCTGCGTAGGTTGTCGAGGCCGGCGCGGGCTGGTAGCGCGTGCCGTAACGCTGAGCAATGATGCCGTTGCAGATCAGCCCGGCTTGCTTGGCGAGCTTTGCCGCCACGTAGCGGTACTGCGGCCGGTACACGTCGATTGCCGCCACGCGCTTGCCGTTGAGCGTGGTGCTATGCGCCACAGAAACCGATGCGCCGTTGACGGCCGTGGCCGATGCTTTGGCGGTCGAGGTGGAGTCAGCGCCTACCACGGTAAACGTGCAGGTGCCGGTGCTGGCCGCGGTGCTTTTGAAAATCGCCGTCAGCATGCACCCCTCGTAGTTGGCGAGGTCCACATAGTCGCTGAATAGCGTGCTGTTGGCGGTCGTGGTCACGGACGCGAACACGCCATCCGTCTTGACGGTCTTGATAAAGTTTCGTGCCATTGCTCGGATTCTCCTTTCTGTTGTTAGTGGTTAGGTGCCGAGCTTGACGCGGACGCAAGCCTCTTCGAGGACCGGCGCGCCGTCGGTGGCCATGCGGATGATGAAATCGTTTTGATTCTGGCGGGCGTAGTACTCCTCCAAAACCTGGATTTCCATGTCCTGGGAATCCACGATCCAATAAAGCTGGCTGTAGTCGCCGAGCATGGCGACGTACTGCGCGGAACTGAAGGTGTTGGGCGCGTACTCGCTCAGGACGATGGGGAAGGCCAGCAGCCGGTCGCCTTCGCCCTGGGCCACGCTGTCCTGCAACAGGTAGCGGCCGTCGCCGTCCTTGAGCTTGGCGATCTGCGCCATCAGGTCGCGGTGCATGATCCACCGCGCGCCCGGCCAGTACGCCTGCTTGAGCGTGTACTTCGCGGTCTTGAGGCCGTCAAAGGTGACACTCGTCGAGGTGTTGCTGGTGCTCACGTCGCGGCTGGTGCTGACGCCCACGGTTGACGCGGTGAAGATGCCCAGCGGCTGCTGGTCGCCCGTGCCGGTCATATAGGCGTTTTCCATAGCCTCTGCCACCACGCGAGAGAGTTCCCCTCGCACAATAGCGTCCGCGTTGGCAACCTTGCGGAGCAGGGTCTTGCTCACAAGGATTTCCTTTGCCAGCGGGTAGGGCCGGATTTCCCGCTTGCCGAAAGACAGCGTGGAATCCGTGCTCGGCGCGCCGAGTTCCGAAGTCCAGGCCGCGGCCGCCATGCGGTTGACCAAGACCGGGGCCCCCAGGCTGTCCGAGCCAACGATGGGCGGCCACACGCGGGCCAGGGTGCGGAACACCGTGGCGTCGGTCACGTTCTGGATCAGTTCCGAAACGAACTGCTCGGGAGCGTACAGGTAGCCGCCGGCCGTGCCGGAGCCAGCCTGCAAGGCCCGCTGCTCTTCCGGGGTGAAGGGCAGGCCGCACAGGTGCTTGGAGAACGCCGAGCGATACTCGGGGGTGTCGAAGGCCCGGCGGCCCGCGGGCTGCGAGGTCTTCTCCGAGCCGGCCTTCTTGGCCCGCTCTTCGTCCTGGCTGTTCTTGGCGGCCAGCAACTCGCCTTCGATTTCGTTGCGCCGCTCGGCGTCGTCAATCTGCGTTTTGAGGTTGCCGGCTTCGGTGTAGAGCTTGTCCCACTGGGTCCGCTCTTCCGCCGTGAGTTGCCGCTTCTCGCCATCGGCCTTGTCGGTGATGGCCCGCGACTCTTCCAGCAGCTTATGGCGATTTGCCCGCCATTCGACCGTGGAGATCATTGGGTAGTCCTTGTTTGGCTACCACCGCTGGCCGCAAACAGAATGAGCGTTCCGAGCGGTGTAATCCGCTACGAAACGCCCGACCAGCGACCGATTCGCAAGATGCCGCAGGACCAGCCTTTGGCTTGTAATTCTGTCTATAGCATACCAGACATTTCTACTTCTGCAAGTTGTATTGCTACAACCGACCTCGCCACGCTTACATCATGCCGCACCCAGCCGGCAACCTGCATCGCGGTAAGCTGCTTCTGTACCGCCTGCTGAGAGATGCCCACGGCCGCGGCGATCTCTTCCTGAGACGGGCCGTAAGGGTGTGTCTCGCGGAAGTCGCGGATGTAAGCGCGGATTGCAAACTGAGTGTCGGTCATTTAGCCCCTTCCAATAAAGCCTTTCGCCGCAACAGGTCTGGGTCAAGGTTCGGATCGTACTCCGGCGGCTTCTCGCCGCTAGGCGTGGTGCTGCTGGCCGTCGAGCGGTATTCTTCCAGGCTTCGCATAGCGACCGTGCCGGCGGTCTGCGGATAGGCGGGGTATCCGGTCAACGTAACCCCTACAAGCTTGGCCCGCTTGACAATTCGCAAGGTGTCGTCACCGCGGCCCGTCCACTCTGCCTCTGCATCGCGGAATTCGATGCTCATTCCATCCAACAGCCCGGCCCGTACCTCCTCCTCGGCATCGCTGCCCACGCTAGTCTTCGGCAGGGTGATTGCAACATGTAGACCATCTTGGCGGTTGTCCAGTTCAAGGGTGCCTTTCGAGCGGCGGGCGAGCTTCTTCCCGAAGTCGTGTTCCACGCCGGCCCGGATTTCCGCGGTGCTCTTCAGCGTTTCATCGAAGGCGTCCGGCTTGAACATTTCCCGGAATCCGCCCAGGTCTTCGCTGGCCGCGTTGTAGGGCACGGCCAGGCCCGTAACCCGCTTCTTTCCGCCTTCCGGGTCCACGCGCAGTTCCGTGCGGAAATATCGTTTCTCTGTGGTATCGCTCATTTCGTTTCTCCCAGGATTGCGGCCGTTAACCGCCCGGGCACGGTTTCCAGCCAGGTGCTTGCTTCTGTTTCGATTCGTGCTGCCAGGTCTGCGGCTTTGCAATGGCCTGCTAGATCCACCACCGCGGCCCGTGCCGTCCGGCAATGATCGGCTATCGCGGCCGTAGGGTCGCCGCCAAGCGTACTCAGTGCCCCGTGCATCTTGGGCGGCCAGCGGTCGTAAAGGTTATCCACCGCAGCCAAGAACGTTTCTGGCGACTTGGCTGCCTTGCGTAGTTCGGCACACTCCCGCTCTACCATTCGGCGGGATGCCGCCATCAAGGCGGTGCGCATGGCCGCGCTGGGCGGATCGTCTTCTTCGTCTGGCTCTTCCTCTTCCTCTGTCTCCTCCGGCTCTTCGTCGGGGGCCGCCGGCTGGCCTCCGAACGGAACTTGCACCGGCTTTTCCTTGGGCACAAAGCCGTTGCCGACCGTTCCCATGACTGCCTCGGCTTGCTCGGGCGTGAGGTTCAGAAGCACCTGCAATTGCCCCAGGCCGCTATCGCGTGGCAGCAGACCATCGGCCACGCTTTGCACCACGGCCGTAGCGGCTGTGATCTGGGCACCGTTGAGGGTCATAGTGGGCAGGGTTTGCAGGTCTTGCTCAGTATCCTCCGGCGTAAGCGTGCCAGTCGCCGCCACGTCCTGCGGCTCGGTTCCAACGGTTTCCGTGTCCGGATCATCTTGCTTGCCCACGGCATCGGCGGGCTGCATGTTGACCGGAACCATAAACACGTCGCCAGCCTCGCCCATCGAGTTCCAATTCTCCCGCCGCCTGATTTCGTTGCGGTTGGCAAAGCCCCATTGCAGGGCCGTGCTGTACGCCTGATACCGCTGGGCGATGTTGCCCTTAAGCAAGCCGTCTACAAGGTAATCTACGAGGTACTGGTCCCGCTCGCCTTCGTTGAAAAGCTTAAAATGGAATTCTTGCACGAATCGTGCAAACCACGGCAACAGGCCCTCATAGAACTCCAATTGTTGCTCTTCGATGTTAGAGAACGTGGCCCGCTCCAGGTCCATGAGCTTGTGGGGCGGCACACCGAACCAGCGGGCGATTTCCGTCACGTAGAACTTGCGGCTTTCGAGGAACTGTGCATCATCAAGCGGCATGCCGACCTCGGATACGTCCATACCCTCCTCTAGCACGCCGATCCGCCGCTTCTGGTCGCCGTGCCGCTTCTGCCAGTTCTCTCGCAACTTTTCCATCGCACCTGTCGTCAGCGTGCCAGGGTGCTTCAAGACGAGGTACGGCTGGGCACCGCCACCGTAGAAGCCGGCCCCGAACCCCTGGGCGGCCAGGGCCTCGCCGATCTGTTCGCGGGCACGGCCAATCACACTCTTGCCGTCCGGCGTGGAAATGTCGAGCACTTCATCCGGCCCGAGGGTCGGCCGATCAAACGGCGGGTGGGGAAACTGGTCTGTCTCGGTGACATGTCGCACGTCATAGGACGGCTGCCGACCGCTCCATGTCCGCTTGACTTGGCTGGTAGCCATCGGCCACAGGCCCATCGGATAGCCCGCGCCGTCTCGCTCAATATAGGAGATGGAGCGCCCCCACAGGAGAACGTATGACCTAGTGATTTCTTCATACTGGATGGGCGTATGCACCGGGTTGGGACGCTCGTGCAATAGTCGCCACACCGGATGATTGCGATCCGCTTCCTTGTCGCCTTCGTCGCCGGTTCGCTTGTAGACGAACTTCGGCAGGCTGCCAGGAATCGAGCAAAGCAGGTTTACCGCCCGGTACACGGCCGAAAAGTTCAGCGCGGTGTCCTCGGTGACCAATACCCCGGCTTGCGTATCGGGGATTGCGCCCCATACGTTTTTTGCCGTGGCATCTTGACTCAGCACCGCGCCCGTCCATTTGATGCTGGCCCGGTCTTCACGTCCCAACAATCGGCGAAACCATCCCATTAGCGTTTTCTCCCTATGACCATGAGGCTGTTGTCGCCGCAGTGTTCGGCAAGCTCGATGTCGTGTATCATTAAATCAATTGCGTATGCCGAGTGTTGTATTTCACGCCACGGCAAAGGATTGTCAGTAGACAAATAAAACGTCCATAGGTGATCGTTTTGCGCCGGATTTCCATACTCTTCAGCCCGCCACCGCTTGCACGTCCAGGCGGGAACGTGAACAACCAAAGCGCCGCCAGCCACTAACTTGTGTTCGCATTGCCCAATGATTCCCGCCGGATTCTCTGTGTGTTCAAGGCAATGGCTCGTAAAGATCACGTCCACCAATCCCGGCACGTCATCCAGCGTCTTGATCGTCGCCTTCTGGTCAACCACGATACTGCCCAGCCCCAACGGCCCATCGGCCCCGCCGAAATCAATCACCCGCTTGCCAACGCACAACGACAGGATGCGCTCCATGTGCCGCTGCATACCCTTCCACCGCCACACGCCAAGCGTGCGGATGGCCTCAGGGGAATGGCGCAGCCGCCAGGATTCGGTCTTTAGTTCGGCGTCATCAAGGAACATAGTTTTTCTCTGGACGAAACTCACCGCACCAATCAGTGTCCCATACATGCGGCTGCCTATCGCAAGGCAAGTGCTTCATGTGAATAGTCGGAGGGTAACGTCTACAAACGCTCGAATACTCGCCCGGCTCCAACTCGTCAGCTTCCATCTTGTCCCAAAACTTACATTCATCGCATCGCATAAACTACCTCCATTACATCGCTACCATCAATCGTCACGTCCGCATTCAACGCACGCCGCGCCACCTTGCCCACGATCATATCCCGGTCGTACCAGTGAAAGCCGTGGCCGGGCGACTTCAAGCAAATATCGCTCTCGCCGATCACTTCCCCGGCGGCAATCGCCCGCGTGGTCACAAGCGAGCGGCCCAGCTTTCTGATTGCCTCGGTGCATTCCACGGGCGAATAGTGCCGCATCATGGATTCCTGGATGCGGATATTGCGAACAAGCCGCTCGATGCCATCCGGCTCAAGGCTGGCCGCGTGGTCCGTACCTTTCATGGCACGCGACAGGGTGACATGCTTCTCCACCACGCAGGCCCCCAGGCAGGCCGCCGCTTGGGCCGCCACGATGCCCGGCGTATGGTCGGAAAGCCCAACGAGCACGCCGTACCGCTCACGCCACGCTTCCACCCTCCATAGCCCGACGTGCTCATTGGGTGTCGGGTATTCGCTTGTGCAAACCATCAAGACCACCTGATCATGGTAACACCGAACCGTGTCCAATGCCCGCTCGATGTCTCCGTCGCGCGCCATGCCGGCCGATAGTATGACAGGTTTGCCGAGGCGGGCGATTGCGTCAATCAGTGGCAGATTGTCGAGGTCACGGCTGGCGACCTTGTACAGGGGTGGGGCCAATGATTGCTCCAGGTCCAAGACGGATTGGGTATCGCAGGCCGTGGCAAAAAGAGTGAAACACCACTCGTTGTAACGAACACGGTCTGCGAGGTGGCGGTACTCGGCCGGTGATAACTCCAATGCAAGGCGGTGTTCTCCGTAGGTCTTGCCGAACGAGTTGTTTCCGCTGTACGGTGCATTATATGCCTCGCGTGTCAGTTCCGATGGGATATGCCGCTTGCAGAGCTTCACGGCGTCCACGCCGGCATCGTGGCACGCCTTCATCAGGCGGGTTGCCGTGTACACGTCGCCGTTGTGGTTCTGCCCGATCTCTGCCACAATGTAGCAGGGCTGGTTGTCGCCGATTGTGCGGCCAGTTGGTAGCTCAATGGTCTTCACTTCACCAACTCCTGCCGGCTTCCGAGCGTATCAATCTGATAATGGAAATCTACCTCCAGCAACAGCGGCAATTGGCCGGAGGAAGTTCCGGCCCAAGTGTCGTCCGTGCTGCGCTTGATCGCACACATCAGCATTGCGGACACCTGTGCCGCAGTGCTCGTAATGGTGGCCGATGGGCTGATTTCGTGGTAGTGGTCCGTGCCGGTAACGGAGTCCGTCATCGTCGCCGTGGAGGATGCCGGGAATGCCGCATTGACATTGGCCATTGAGTAGGCGAGCTTCCAGCCTACCGTGCGGCCTATCTCCTCGTTACCGCGCGTGCCGGGCGTCCAATGAACATGCGGCTTGATGGCCGTGCCTTGCTTGTAGTTGTGTGGAAGCTGTACCGTAAAGTTGGCGACGTCGCCCTGGGCGAACTCGTAGGCGCGGTAGGTCTGGCCCCCGCCGCCCGGCTGGTAGTTGACGTAAGCCGGATCGGCCGAACCAGGCAGGTCGAATGTACCAGGCACGATACGCATGTCATCCCACACCGCCGCATCGAGTACCGCTGTATAGCCGCTGCTGCAATCAATCGTTACGTCGCCCGTGCTGGCAATCGTGCCGCCCTTCATGGTGAGCGTGCCGCCGGTCTCGATCACCAGATTATTGCCACCTTGTTCGCGGTAGACTTTCGGCTGATAGCTCATCCCATCGCCTCCCGCACCCGCTCCAAATCTTCCGCCGTATCCACGGCCGCCAACTTAAGCGGTTCTTTTGCGTACCACTTCGGCGGCTTCAGCCAGTGGCAGGAAAACAAATCCCGCCGGCCGTCCGGTGACACAAACCCCTCTTCGTACATACACGCGGTAACGTGCTCCCGCCGCGGATCGTCGCACTTCAGTAGCCGGTCGGCACGCTCCAGAGCGTCCACCGTGACCACCTCGCCAAAGTAGCCGGTTGGCTTCAGCACCGCCGGCTGGCCGTCAATCTGGTATCCGGTGTAGTCCGCCCCGGATTCCACGGCCGCGGCACACAGGGCATCGGCCGCCTGGTGGTCGAATAAGGGCGAGTCGCCGCACACCCGCAGCACGCGCATCGCCCACGGGTAGTGGCGGGCCGTCCAGGCGAACCGGCCGAGCACGTCGCCCTCGGAGTGGTCCCACCATTGATGGCACGGCACGCCCCAGGTATCGCAGGCCGCGGCGATGGCCCCGTTGCCGGCCCCGGTGGCGACCACCACCTTTTGCACGCTCTTGCATTGGGCCACGGCGTCTATGACGTGCCGCAGCAATGGCTTGCCGTGCAGGTCCATCAAGACCTTGCCAGGGAGGCGGGTGGAGTTGTAGCGGGCTTGGATGATTGCGAGGATCATGTTTATAAGAACGCCATCTCTCGGGTTTCGTAGATGCTGGTTTTGCAGACCAGTCGGGTCGCGGCATCGAGCCCCATAATGGTCGCCACAATGCCGTCAATCTTCTTGCGGTCGCCGCGGGGCGGCTTGACTGGCCGCACGTTTCCATTATTGTCCACCTTGGCAGTGACATGCCCGGCCTGCCAGGCGGTAATCGGGTTGCCGTCGTGGTGGAGCTTTCCGGCGATTACTAGTCGCTCGAAGAGCACGGAAGGGAAGGCGTAAAACTTAATCGTCTGCGAAAACTGCCAGCAACAATCGGCGGGAAATCCATCATTGCCCTTGAGGGCCTCGACCAACAAAGCAGCATGCCACGGATCATGGGCGAACATCTGCACGTCGTATCGCTTGAAGATGCCGCGAAGATCGTCGAGGATCACCTTAGGATCAAGCGTGTCGCCGGGCGTGGTCTTCAGTAGCCCGGCCTTCACCCATTCCTGATAGGGTGCCAAATGCGCATACTTTTGTACCGCGCCTTCCGGTAGCCAGTACCACGTCAGCACGCGGACGGGCTGGTCCAATCGCTTCAGTAGGTCGCCGGCAATCGCAGCATCCAACTCCCCGCCGCTTTCCTGCTTGCGATTCGCCGTCACCTCGCCGGTCACGTCACCCCACTCACTCGCATTTTCCGGGAACACGAGCGATAGCGAGGTCATGTCATCGGTTTGCCCCAAGTCGAGCCCGGCTCCGCACGGCTTGCCAAGCATATCATCAGCGGCAAAGATGCGGCCGCACTTCAACCAATGATCGGCCCGCAGCCACGGGTTGGCGGCCCGCTGCCAGATGTTCAGGCGGTACATTTTGAAGTCCGCCATGTCGGCAATGCTTCGTTTCGATGTCTCGTAATCGGTTAGATATTCGGCCTCGTCAATCGTGTGACCCCAAGCGGGGTTTGCCATGCGGCCGAACGTGATCGTGTCTTCCGCCACCTGTTCATCACTCAGCACTTGCGGGGCGGCATAGCAGGCACAAAAATAGTCCTGGATGTTTTCGCGCCCTTCGTTGACGGCCAGACCACGATCAAACTCTTCCTTGCCGTAAGCATCCGGGTCTTTGCCGGCCGTGCTAAACTGGGCGAAGATCGGCTCACTCCTGCTGATGCCTGCCCGATTGATGCGCTTAATAAACTCGCGATCCACAACATGGGTTTCATCCACAAACACCGAACCGTTAAGGCCCTCCTTGGCCTCTTGGGTTCGGCTGTTGCTCGACGACATTGGCAGCAGCAGCGAGCGCGTCTGCGGGTAGGCTACCGACATTTCATTCAGATTGATCTTGCACGATTCGCGGAGTTCCGGCGACTGTTCGATCATGGCCAAGATATGCAGGGCCACGTTCTTGCGTACCTGGTTGCCGTCTTTGGCGGCGAGAAACACCTTTTGCCCCTGTTCATTGTCGCCGGCCAATGCGTACATAGCCCATGCGGCCAGCGTCGGGGACTTCTTGTTTTTCTTCGCCACCCAAATCCCCGCTTTATGGAAGCGGCGCACCCATCGCTCCCACCGCTTGCTGTGCGCCTCCCATCCGAAGAACCGTATTGTACATTCATACTGCCAATCGCACGGCTCGCCACCGGAGACAGCATCCATGTAATCACGGGCACGCTGAACGGATTTCTCCTTGCCGCCATCGTCCCATTCATCAAGGATCGGTTCCATCGGCTGGGAGTATGCGCCACGAAGCACCAGCGGCGCGCCGGCCCACTCACCCTCATACAGACGGCAGTACCGCTCGATCCACCAAACTGTATACGCACCACGCGCGATGCTGAACCGGCAGCCATTGGCCGCGGCCCGCTCGTCGGCGGCATTACGTATCCACAGTTTGGTAATGTCGTCTATCACGATCTGTCTCGACTCTTGATCATTGGCTTGTCTTGGGGCGTTGGTTTTAGCCGGCCGCGGTCAACTGGATTCAACCCGAGCTTTCTCGCAGCCAGTTCCCATGCCCGGTAGTAGCTCGTCACGGCGATCCTCGCATCCTTGTCCACCGGATCAGCCTTGGCGATTTTCAGCGACGCACAGTACAGGCCCCACTGTTCGCAGCACGCGCGGCAAATGGCCGTGTCGAGTGATGCCAGGATGTTCGCACCCTTCCATGCCGTCACGACCTGATCCCACATCCACGCCTCGTCTTTGTTCAGCCCCCGCGGCTTCGATGGTTCGCCGGCCGCTTGCAGCGCCAACGGGTTCAGATGCCTCGACGCGCGGAAAGTTCCGTTCGCCAAATGCGCCAGTGTCGGTTGTGCTACTCGTCCAGATCCGAATCCGCCCATAAATTGCCTGTTTTATGCCCAAAAATGTGCCCGGC